CAGTGGCCAGAGTTGGCAGCAGTTGAGAGGAGGCTCGACCATGAAGTGCCATAGCAATGATGTAATTATTTTGTGGCATGATGTAATAATTGGATTAATAGGTATAAGAACAGTCGCAGTAGCGGCGAAGGCAGGTAAGAATGGAAGCAGGTAATATTGAAGTAACTAGTGATGGTCGCATCGCGAGAGCGGTAGCCACTGTCAAGGTAGGTAAGCGCACTCACGCCATTTGCGCCGTTGGCGTTGGTGGTGGGTATCCCTCAACGCCCCCAGCGTATGAGGCGTTGAGGAATTTGACGACGATGATTGACGGGTATCTGGCAGCACTCAACCAGTACGGTAAACCCATGGATGTTTACCTTGCGATGCTGGCCACCAAAGGTAAGGCAGAACAGATGCGACTCGATGTCGATTGGAGAGAGTAAGATGATTAAGAAAACAGTAGAAGTAGTGGGCAAACTTTGCCCGATGCATGGTCACCTCAAAGTTACACTTGAGGTGGCAGGTCAAGAGATAACCTTCGAGGTACACCTCAACTCCTTATTGGATTGGACGTTGAACGAGCGACCCATCGACTTCGATGTGTCCCAGATGGACTCACTCATCTGTGCGCTCAACGACGGTGAGCCTATCAACATGGAGGCTGACTACTGGTGGGAGGTGGCAGCAGAAGGCGCACTCTTATCCGAGATGCAGCGACGTGCTGAGGAAGAGGGAGACATAGATATCAATGCCGCTTGGGATAAGCTGGGTTGGCATTAAACATTCACCGCCCGAAGGGGCAATTAAAAGAGCAGGAGTTAATCATGTCAGTAGAACACGAATTTAAGACTAGGCTAGATGTATCGAGACTATCGATTCTATCTCACTTGGAAGCAACCATAATTGTACAGGTAGACATCGACCTTGACAATATGTGGGCAGGGGAATGGCGTATCCTCTCTGCCCACGATTCGAGAGGCAGAGAGATTGACAAGGAGGCTCTCATGAACGACGCAGAAATCGAATCCGAACTGGACTCGGAAGTTCAAGAAGAGATGAGCGACTACGATTGGCAAGAACTCGAATACGAATTAGCCTCCGAAGCAGACGGCTTCGGAATGCCATTCGATATGTCCAACCACTCATTCTAAGGGGAAGTAAGCATGACTAATCAAGATTACTTCTGGGCTGGCCTACTCATTGGCGGCTCGCCCTTCGTCTTCATGTTCCTCTACGCAATCGTGGGGATAATGTGAGTAGTGATGACTACTCGGCAGTACAACGGACGCGCCCTGCCCCTATGATGCACTCACAGTATTGCAGCACAGAGGCGGCAGGGTATCGTCACCCCTACTGGAGACACCTGCCTCCGCCCCGCTCCTGTAACATCAGCAAGCGGAGATACCCTAAGGTGCAAGTGCCCTGCTCCGAGCAGCACCTGCGCCCGTGGGTGGCAGACTACCTCACCCCGTACCAGCAGGACGCAGTCAACCGAGCAGCGGTCGAGAACAACTTCATGTTGTACTGGCCGTGTGGTGTCGGGAAGACTGTCGGCTCAGTGGCAGCGGTTGAGCAGTGGCGTACACAGGGAGCACGTAGGGTACTGGCCGTGACGAAGGCTGGAACCCGTGCTCAGTTCCGCAGGGAGATAGAGAAACTCACCTACCACAAGGTGCAGATACTCAGAGGTCAGACACCTACTGACATCGAGACAGACTCATGGGCAGTCATCTCGTGGGAGATACTCCCGTACTGGTTGACTACGCTACAAGCGTGGCAGCCTGACGTACTGGTACTGGACGAGATTCATACCGGCAAGAACAAGAGCAGGTGGCAACGCCTCATCAACGAGGAAGGCAGACCTTATTGGAAACTCAAAGAGAACAGGGTGGCAGCAGCCTATGCCCTGTCTCGACAGTGCAGGTACAGGCTCGGCCTCACGGCTACGCCTATAGCCAAGGACAGGTCAGACCTGTGGGGACAACTGGACTTCCTCGAACCAGATGGTTGGGGTAAGTTCAAGGACTTCGCCATGCGCTACTGCGATGCAGCGGAGAACAGTTGGGGCGGCCTGGACACTGGAGGTAAGTCGGAGAGCGTAGAGTTCAAGGCTCGACTGATGACAGTGATGTCCATCGTTGACCAGCGCGAGGCTGCCAAGCATCTACCTGCCCTGCGTACACAGACAGTGTACCTAGGTGCGGAAGACCAGTGCCGTCCAGTAGGTGGGTTCAAGAAGATATTCAGTAAGGCTGCTAAGTCTGGTGCGATGGCACTGCGCGAAGCCAAGCTGGCCGAGGCCGCATCTCGTAAGAGACTGTGGTTGAAACAGGTAGTGACTGAAGCGTGGAGTCATGACCAGAAGGTGGTCGCCTTCTTTGGTAGGCGCGAGATAGTCGAGAGGGTAGGGGAGGAGATGACCAAGGCTGCAGCCAAGGTCAAGGACAAGACCATCCCTGTCTTCGTGGCTCATGGTGGGTACACAGACAATGCCCGTGACCAAGTGCTGCAGGACTATGTCAACCATGATGGACCATGTCTATTTGTAGGCTCCTATCAGGCGTTTGGTGAGGCTTACGACGGCTTCCAATGCACTGACCTAGCCGTGCAGGCAATGCTGCCTAGTACGCCCCGTGAGACGATACAAGCACGGGGTAGGTTCAGACGGCTGGGAGGTAACGGATGTCTCATCCTCTACCCAGTAGCAGAGGGGACAGTGGATGAACACATTGCTTCGGTGTTACTAGAGAGGCTGGAGGATGTAGTTGATATCAGTGGTGATACAGACGTAGGTGAACTCGTTAGTTCACTGGGACTAGAAGATGCTGAGGATGAGATACTCGCCAGCATCCTAATGGATGAGATGTAATGCCAATCTATGAGTACAAGTGTAAGTGCGGAAACGCATTCGAGAAGTTGATGAAGATGAACGCGGATACTCCTCCGTGCCCTAAGTGTGGTGACCCTAAGCCTGCCAAACAGGTAAGCGCAGGTTCGTTCTCACTGTCGGGTAGCGGATGGTATCGAGACGGCTACGGCCTAAGACCTAATTCAAAGAAGGGAGAATAGTATGAGTAAGTATCAGACAGAGATGGAAGAGAAACTTAACCGACATCCTTATGGGGTGCCTCGCGTACAGGGGCGCAACCAACGGATAGTTCTGCTGTCCCTAGGCTGGGACTTGAGCCGTACTTGGAGACAGGAGGGGCTGACCAACAAGATTGGATGTACCCGTGGCGTTGTCTGCAATGCAGTGAGTGCCCTGGAGGAGAGGGGCTATGTACAGAAGAGGGCTGGAGCGCGAGCCAAAGCAGGCAAGGTTCTACCTGCTGTGCGAGGTAGTGACCTAGCGAAGGAATGGGTGACAGCCCTACTAAGTAACGTAACCCTATCTCCAGAACAACGGAGTTATACTGGCATCTACCTCAATGCTCGGCGCATCCTGAGAGGGTTGGGGCGTAGGTATCCTGCGGCGTACACTGCCCCAGAGTTAGCCGAAGAGTTGGGCTTGGGGTGCGTCACCTCTCGTAACTTTGTGAAGGGATTGGAGGAGCGCGAACTGGTTTACTCCTGTGACAAGAAGTCTCACGTCAAGAAGTACAGGATGACAGAGGCAGGTATGGCGTGGTATAGGGAAGACCGCCTCATTCGGGGGCTTAAACTATGAAAGACCAAGGATTGATGATGATGGTTACTACATTGCTAGGGATTATAAGTGCTGTGCTCCTTATCCTGATAATGAACGAGGTGCTGTAGATGGATCTTAATCTAAATATAAGTTACATTACCCGCGATTAAACTAAGAAGGAGAGCAGTATGGCTACCGAATGGTCAGAGTTAATGGAGGAGTTGAGGTCGGATAGATTCATTGGTTCCCTAAGGCAATCAAAGTACAACCGGCTATGGGATTGGTATGGCGAAGCAAGCGGCATGGATGCCCATGAGTTCCGTGAGTTCTGCTACTGGGCGCGAACCAAGCTTGGCGCAACGAAGAAGATTGCGAGGAGCGGGGAACCGCCTGTTGAAGTAATCGAAAGAGACTCCGTTGATTATGCCCATGAGGTTGGCTACTACTACGACGAGACTAAAGACCTATACATCGTTCATCTACAGTCGAAGAAGATGCCGATGACTATCCCTGGAGATATGTGGCGGTCAATGAAACTGGCCTACTCCAACTGGGATGGTGCCCCCTCCAGCGTGAACGAACTCTCCCGTAAGTTCGGGCTGGCTCGCAACACTGTCACTGAGTTGTTCCGCGCTATGGGAACTACCCATGATTCCTCCCCTTGGTCTGAGGAAGAGTTGCGTGTGACCGATGAACGGGAACTGGTAGAAGACCTACTCCGCAGGAAGGAAGAGCGTGTCCTCGTTAAGGCGGAGCGCAAGGAGTACCGCAAGGTCAAGAAGGATGCGGAGTCCTACCGAAGACTGGACCTGCTCGCTAGTCGTATCGCTGGTAGGTTCGGAGAGGTAGCCCCCGACCATGAGGTGCCACGCCTTAACCTCCCTAAAGCCGAGGAGCCTTACGCACTGGTGGTCAGCCCTACTGACTTCCACTGGGGTAAGCGCGGTGAGAAGTACAACCGTAAGATAGCACAAGCACGGCTCATGGAAGTATCCAAGAGGCTTCTATCCCGTGTCAGTGTAGGTGGTGCCCCTACCAAGATTATGCTTGCCCTAGGTGGTGACGGCCTCCACATTGACAACGCCCACTCCACCACTACGCACGGTACGCCTCAGGATTGTGACGGCTCACCCGAAGACTTGGCGTGGACTTACGTCATGATGTGTCGCGATTATGTTGACTTGGTCAGGCAGTTCGCACCTGTTGAAGTCTTCGTCATACCGGGAAACCATGACCGCTACTCGGCCACACTGGTACGGGCAGCAATGGCAGGTTGGTTCTCTACTGCTGATGACGTGACGGTCTGTGAGTCTTACAGTAACCGACAGTACATCAAGTACGGCAACAGCCTAGTGACATTCCTACATGGGGACGTAGGCAAGGTGAAGGACTGGCCTGCAATCATCGCAGGCGAGGTGCCCGTACTGTGGGGGCAGACCCACTGGAGGTTCATCTTTACAGGCCACTTCCACACTGAACGTGAACTGCCTACCTACGGCAACGTCACTGTGTACCGGATGCCCAGCCTAGCAGGCAATGATGCATGGCATCAGCGCAAAGGGTACAAGTCTCGCAAGGCTCTTATAGGCTATATGATTTCAGAAGATAGAGGGGTTACCCGTACTAGAGGAAGAGTAAGGAATCGGTTATACCTTAATGAATCACGAGTTTAGGAGAGAACAATGGCGGTAACAAGGGGCGGTCAACGCCGCGCAGGCCAGTATAAAGTTAGTACGGACACAGCAGTTCGGAGCACTATGATTGTAGATGTGACTGGCGGGTCTGGCACCTTTTACGGAGTCGAGTGTATCGCAGGCGGTACTACTATTATGCTACGATTCTACGATTCTACTGTTGCTGTAGCAGGGACTACGGTTCCGCTCTTCTCATTTTTAGTTCCAGCCTCTTCTACGCTTAGTGTGAATATCCCTGAAGGTATTCCCTTTACGAGTGGCTTATCGTACAACGCAACTCAGACTGACTCTGACCCTGCGACTACTACGAACCCTGCCCACGATTCCACCATCTACGTCTACACCACCTAGGAGCAACCTATGGCAATCATTACCTCCGAATATGGTTCAAGTTCTGTATCTAAACTCATCAGAGATACTGACTGCGACACCACCATTGAGCACAACATCAATGGAGGCGCGGCCAACGTCCAGCAAATCTTCATTGATAACACGAACAATGCAGGTTCAGCTATCTATGTGTTCCTATACAATGTCACAAGCGGTGTAACAGTAGGGACAACAAAGCCTCAAGCAGTTCTGTACTGCCCTGCCGCTAAGTCCAAGACCTACATCTTCCCGCGCAACATGGTGTTCGGCACAGGCCTTAGCGTGGCTGGATCAACAAACTTCGCAGCGTCCGCTTTCTCCCCCGCCAACCCTGGGGCCAGTGTCAATGTAGCGTTCTTCATCTCTGCTTAAGAGGTATGGCAGGCATAACAAAATGTTTAGGGGAGAAGTGCCTGCTGAAGCGCGAGTGTCAGAGGTTCACGGCTACCCCCAGCCAGATGCAGAGTTACGCTATGTTTGATAACACTAGGCTACTGCAGTATGGAGACACCCCTAAGTGTGATTTTTTCTTACCAATAGGAGAGCAGGATGATAAAGAGCAACAAGAGTTATAAGGAAGGGCACGGAAGGCACCTGCCTCCCATCCTACAGGCACTACGCAGACTAGACTACAAGGTCTTCGAGTACGGCATCTATGACCTGAACATCATAGGGGTACGCAAAGAGGTACGGGACAAGGTGTTCTGTGATGACCTCTATGTCGTTTACCTGTACGACAGTATGTGGCGGATAGAGTTCTTTGAGTGTACGACAGTTCCTACATCAAGGTACTTACTCAGCCCTGTCAACTCCAAGGGAGCAGCAGTTCTCGTGCCTGGCCAGTACCTTCAGTGCTACCGAGTGGGCGAGCATCGTGGCCGCCCCGCTCTGGTACAGGTGGCTCCGGTATATGTGGCTAGGGATGACGACCGTGACCCTACACCTGAGATAGAAGGGAAGCACGTTGAGCAGGGAATGTTCGGTATTAACCTGCATGATTGGAAAGGCGGGGAGAAATCTGCATCTGCTGGTTGCCAAGTTCTTAGGGATAAAGAGGCGATGGAGAGGGTGTTGGCATTATGCGAGGCACAAACTGGGATTCATGGGTGGCACAATTTCACCTACACCCTTATAGAAGAAAAAGATCTTAGGAGATCATCATGAACGCAATACTTATTTTTGTTGTAGAAAGTCTATTCAAACGCTTGTGGCCCTCAGTACCTGAGAACGTCACTATGCTCATCATCAAGATTATCACATGGGCAGCCAGCCTTGTGTCCGAAGCTTCCGAGATGGATGTTCCTGGCGCAGAGAAGAAGCACTGGGTTGTCACTGAGATTACTAAGTTCATTGATGAGAACTTGGACTCTATCCCGTTCTGGTCAGCACTCAGCGAAGTACAACGCGACATGATTCTGTCGGGTATCGTTGAGACTGTAGTCTTTTTCGAGAAGTCAAGTAAATAACAAACGCGGGTATACCCCGCACTGGAAGGCAATATGTACAAAGATGGAATCCACTATGGAGTGGTCTGGCTCGAGGTTTTTGAAGACTTCGTAGCAGGCTGTGCAGTAGCAGGAATGGCAACACTAGTTGTCTCCGCCCTCATAGGACTGGGGGTGATGGGATGACTAGCGGTAAACTTATAGACAGAGGCCCCTCTCGCAAGGGTTGGCACTGGCATCAGACCTTTATGGTGTGCCCGAGGCTATGGGCACTGCACTACCTTGAGCCGGATAAGGAGAAGGAGCCGCGTAAGATGAGTGACCCACTCGTCCGTGGTACTCTGGTGCACTGTGGCCTAGCCCATGTGTACAAGCGGATTCAACTCAAAGCCCAGGGGCGTGAGGCGGATGAGTACATGAGGCCTTACTCCGCTATCCGTGCCCTCGCTAAGAAGGAGACTGCTGCATCCGGTGACCCTATCTGGGAAGACTGGTCGGAGCGGTGTCAGTCTATCATCACCCACTACAACGTCACGTGGGGAGATGATACAGACTGGGAGATCCTCAACGTAGAGGATGAGATAGAAGTCTACATCGAGGACGCAGGACGTAAGCACCTGTACACACAACGCCCTGACTTGGTGGCTCGTCGTCGTAGTGACGGTAAGGTCTACATCTGGGACCACAAGTGTGTGGCTACCCTGCATCGTAGCGGGGCCAGACGACAACTGTCTGGGCAGTTCCTAGGCTACCGTGTTCTCGGCCAGTCTATCTGGGGTGAGGACTTTGGCGGCGTAATGCTCAACCTCATCTCATTCGACAACAAGACTGGTAAGGTCGCAACTCGTAGGGAGTACGTTAAGGCTGCCCCTTACGGTGACCAGCAGTTCACCCGCACTATCAAGTGGGCGAACCGCGCTATCGAGATGTTCAAGAAGACAGGCCTCCCTGCCGCTGAGTGGCCTGGAGCCCACACTGAGTACTCTTGCTGGAGGTACAACTCCCCCTGCGAGATGGCTCACATCTGTAACTACGGACCTACGCTATGAGCCCCCAGATAAACTGGAGCCTAGTAAGCTCTATGAAGTTATGCCTGTACTACCTGAATCAGGCAGAGGTGGCAGCACTGCCTCCCTCTGGTTCTGTAGGGTATCATACAAAAACTATAAAAGTTGTTTGCAAAAATAACGATGATTCAATAGAAGGGTTGGAGCGGCGGCAACGCTGACTTCGATAAGACACTTACCACAGACATTAGACGTTAGACGTTTAAGGAGAAGACATGAAAGGAAGGATTGACCCCAAGAGTTTCTTGGGTTGTGTGTATGGGCCCCAAGGTTCTGGAAAGACCCTCGGAGCATTAAGAGCGTTTCCCACTGGAGTGTTCGTTGCTGCCCCTGGCGCACTTACTACTCAGCAATGGCTTGGCATTGAAGTCAAAGCCTTGGAAGCCAAAGGCGTTATCGAGGCTACTAAGGTAGTCCGTGCTGCAGCGAAGAAGAAGTTCCCTGCTATCGTGTTCGATGACTTTAACCTACAGATTGACTACGAGATACGCCGTATCCGTGGCCTCAAGACTGGCTGGGCTCAATGGAATGAACTCGCAGACCTGATAATGGACTTCCGAGATGCTTGCCTTGAGTGCCCCTCTCTCATCTTCTTAACGATGCACGAACGCCCACCCGTGGTCAAAGAGAAGAAGGGAGCCTCGGTCACCGTTCCAGGCCAACCCCTTGTTCCGGGCTACGACCTGACTAACAAGTTCCCATCCTACTTCAGTTACTTGGCTCACGTTGTGCCTAGTGACGAGCCCGGCTGGCCGTTCTTGCTCAACACTATGGCATCAGTAGACTGGCTGGCTAAAGACCGCACTGCTATTGGCCTGCCGGGCAAGGTGCCTATGAACTTCGGTGAGGCACTTCGTGTGGCTGGTATGGACCTCCCCCGTCCTGAGGGCCTAGAGTGGATGGAGTCAGCAGTTGAGAAGATTGCCTGTGACGCTGTGCCACTACTGAAGTCTAATGAAGACCTTAAGGTTTTCCTCAAAGAGTCTGCTAAGGAGCTTGCCTCCAAGATAGACAACAACCGCCACGTCCGTTGGACTATCGCAGATGCCCTTGACCGTGCCTACCTCAAGCAGGCCGAGACTGACATGGTGTCTTCGTTCATCGACTTCATGGCTGCAGAAGCGGAGGTAGAGGATGACTTCTAATTTAGTAGCCCACGTTACAGTAGCGATAGATAGAGAAGGCGCGGGTAAGGTGATTCACATTAGACCGCTTACCACAGCAGGAGACACTTACGTCCTAAAGGGCGAAGAGGTTCAACTGCTATTACTTTCCGAGGAATCCTCCGAGGAGAACCGGCAACTTCGGTTGCCATTTGACAACACTCAGACAATAGGACAGTACGATGGATAAATTTGAACTCAACTTTGGTATGACAGATGACAAGGGGGACACAGTCCGCCCACAGACCGCTCAGTTTAAGGTAAAGCAGGAGGGTGTGTACCGTTGCAAGTCCACCTCTTTCGAGCCCTACACTAGCAAGGCAGGCAACCCCCGCGCATGGCTCTCTCTTCAAGTGCAAGAGGAAGGCATGGAGCATATGTTCATTACTGTAAACATGGGACTCCCTGAAGCCGAAGACACCTCTATGGGTGCTCGTCTGCAACTCGGAGAAATCGCAGGGTTCTTCAACTCAGCAGGCATTGGCCTCGACAAGTTGAAGAGCAAGAAGGGCTTTACTACAAAGTCTTTCTGCGACAAGGTGGTATACTGCCACCACATCCCAGGCACCAAGGACAGCTACGCTGAAACCAAGTGGATCTCAGAATCACAGCACAAGGCTCTACGCCCTGTATTCGCTGCGAAACCTGCGTCCACTGGAGTCACCGTGACTGACACTGGTAACAATGAGTCAAGTGATAGCGACCCGTTAGACGGATTGTAAGCCACTTTGCAACCTGCCCCACCTCCTTCACAGGGGGTGGGGTTTCTTTTTGGAGTAGAGATGTGCGATGAACCTGACTACTATACTTATTTAATCCTTCTAGCAGCCTTCCTCTATATGGCGACGGCACTCTTCTACGGAGACTTTCAATGAAGAAGCATCCCATTACTCGCAAGTTCTTTCATGCTACTGGCGAGATACCTGTGGATACTCAACTTCAACCAGACGGGACATGGCTGGCTGCTGCCTCGTACTGGTGCTACCGGAACGTCCAGATAAAGACGGTCCATGCTTCAGCCAGCACAGAACTAAAGGCGGTTAAAGACGCACTCAAACTAGCAGGCTTGGCCTTGCAATAGGAGACAACATGAGCAATGAAGGCAACTGCGCTCGCTGTGACATATGCCCCTTGAGGGCAGACCTAGAGAAACGCGGCACATGGGCACCTCCAGTGCTAGGGCAACTGCCCAGTAAGGCGAACGCTATCATCGTAGGGGACTTCCCCGGTAAGCACGAGGTCATCTTAGGCATGCCGTTCGTAGGCCCTAAGGAGACTGAACTGCATGACGCGCTTGAGGAGGCAGGGGTAGACCGTACCGAAGTCGCGATGACTTACGTCGTTGCCTGCCGTTACCATGCGGATGATGTCAAAGGCTTCAACGCCAAGCTACGCAATAAGAACCGCTTCCGCAAAGGGCGTAAGATGGACCTGCTCCCTACCCCAGAGGAGTGCTGTGCTCCTAGGCTACGGGCAGAGTTAAAGCCCTACAAGAACCGCATCCTCCTAGGCACTGCCGCTAAACTGATGCCGGGCCGCCCGTCCCTAATGGACGTGAGGGGAGGTCCGACTGTCATCGAAGTGCATGACGGCGAGGACATCAAGGTGCTGCCTACTGTAGGTGTGCGCCTCGTGGCTATGGCTAAGATGTGGCGGTGGGTATTCCGCTCCGACATCAAGAAGGCTTTCCGGTACTTCAACAATCGGCTAGAGTGGGAGGAGCCTGAGATAGTCTACACTCCTTCGGCTGACCAGTTACAGGAGATATTCGATACACGCTGGCATCCAGACAAGAAGCCAGTACTTGCCTACGACGTTGAGACTGACGGCCTAGACCCGTGGACTGCTCGGCTGCGGTGCCTGTCTATCGCAGACGAAGACTTCTCTGTCGTCGTTCCCTTCCTGTCTATTGATGGTAAGACTAAGTTCTATCCGCCTAAGGAACTAGGTAGAGTCAAGAGCATACTGCGCTGGTTCTTCGTACAGGAGGGCATACGCAAGTACGGCTGGAACAGCGGGATGTATGACCGTGCGTCCATCGAGGCCAACTTCGGTGTGACCCCTGCCCCACACATAGATGGTATTCTACTTCACAGATTGGGATGGCCAGAGAACAGGCACAACCTGTGGTTCGCAGGCAGCACCATGACCGATGCCCCTGCTTGGAAGTCGGAACACGCTGCTACTGGAGCAGGCTCTGACATGGAACTCTGGGTATACAACGCTCGGGACTCTGCAGTAACCAAGAGGGTACTTGCCCCAATGCTGGCTAGAGTGCGCAAAAACGGCCATTACGGCTTGTATAAGAAGTTCGACGACCTCCAGTCCATTTGCTTCGGGATGCAGCGTCTAGGGCTACGTGTGGACGAAGAGAAGCGTCAGGAGTGGGAGGCCAATCTCGTTGATGAGAGTTCCCGCCACTTCGCTGAGATAAAGCAGATGGCCCCGAAGCTGAACCCCAACAGCCCTGTGCAGTTATCCAAGTTACTGTTCGACAAGTGGGGCCTACCTGTTCAGGACATTACGGATGCGGGTGAGCCCTCCGTAGCGATGCCCTCCCTGCGCAAGTTACTGTCCAACCCTCTACTGGATGACGAGCAGCGAGCCTTCCTCAACCACCTGCGCTTCTTCAAACGGGCAGACAAGATGCTCGGCACCTTCGTCAGACGCTGGAAGCCTGGCACCTTTGACTACAAGAAGAACCAGTATGTATGTACCCCAGAGGGTTACGTCCATCCCAACTACAACGTCACCGGTACTGTAGGCTGGAGGTTCAGTAGTTCCAACCCCAACTTCCAGACGGTGCCCTACCGCCTGCGGGACTGCTTCATTGCTCCTGAGGGTAAGGCCCTCGTAGGGGCAGACATGGACCAACTGGAACTCCGCATGATGGCTGCGCTTGCAGGGGCAGACTACTACCTCGATGCATTCGAGAACAACACCATCGATGCCCACAACCTATCGGGGCAGTTCATCTTCGGTGACCAGTACTGGAAACTGGAGGGTGCCCCAAGTGACCCAAGAGAGAAGGGGACTGGTCAGTTCAAAAAGGTAAGGGATCTTACAAAAACCTTTGTGTACGCTGCGCTCTACATGGCTGACCCTCCGACCATTCACTCTATCATCACCAAGACGGAGGACGCAGAAGGCAACCTCATCTACCTTAAGAAGAAACTTAAGGAGGTTGCGGCCATGCACCGTAAGTGGTTGGGCGGGGCCAGTGAGTTCAAGGTCTTCTGGGATAAGTGTATTAAAGATTACAGAAGGCAAGGATACATTGCTGACCCAGTCTGGGGCCTTAAGAGGTTCTTTGAGAATGGCGAAGACAAGAACGCTATCGTCAATTACCCCGTCCAGTCCTCTGGCGGAGCAGTCGTTCACCAAGGCATGATGGACCTAGTCCTAGGCAAAGAAGTTAATGGACGGCGAGAGGCTCCTCCGTTACCCTTCAACTTCAAGGAAGGAACTGGCATCATCAATCAGATGCATGACTCCGTGCTGTTCGTCGTAGACGAGGACAAAGCGGAGTGGGCTAAGGAAATAATCACTGACACTTTGACACGGAAGATAGAAGGTATCCCCGTAACATTCACAGCAGAAGCCGAGATAGGTAAATCTTGGAAGGAGACTTGATATGAAGGCAACTCAACTAGTAACTAACCTCACCCGAAGCGCGTCTAAACCCTACATGGTAGGGGATAAGCTGGTCGTTAGCGGCCCTCCCGCTTCGGGCAAGACAACAATCATCCACGCTATGCAACTGGCAT